TTGAGTGATTATGATATTTTCGAAAACCTATTCTATCTCGCAAAAACTACTATTTGTATCACTAAAAAGCAGAATAAGCAACTTAGTTCGTTGACCGAGAATGATGGAATTGACTACAAAGTTCACGTTCCAACTAATCTCAAATACAAACATTTGGACATTAAACTCTACAAAAAGAATGGTAGATATTGGAAAGACGCTGTAGAATATGATGACAACATTATCCCAGCACCATCAGATTTGTTGGAATATGAGAAGAGGTTTCTAGTATGATTGAAGGATTTTTAGTTTCTGGTGGACTTTATGCGGCAGTTCCTTTTGGAAAGTCTCAACTGATGATCATTCACAATGGACAACAACTCAAAGTGTGTAGAACTGAAGCATCAGCAAGAAAGTTTATTGATAATCACAGAAAGGGTAAGAGTGTGGCAAAGCTTCCTGTGGATTAAAGTTACTTAGCTCCAAAGTGGATCTATAATGGAATGAGATGCGCCTTAAAGACACTCAATTAACAAACCTCAATCGGACTAATACAAATGACTCAACAATTTGTTAAGCAGGTTATTGAAGGTTGCACTGCTGGTCTTCCTGCCCAGATTAAGTATTACACTCAGTACAACCAACCCGTCAAAGTCATTGATGATACCCTCTCTGAGGTCATCGGTGCTATCATCAACAACACTCTTTGTGGTGGAACTGGTGGCGGTGGATGGGATGCTTGTGACGGTGGAGAAAGTAAGAACTCTTCTCACGTTCAGTCTAAGTTCTGTGCTAATTGCGGCAAGAAAGTTTCTTTCTTTGCAGAGAATTGCCCCCACTGTAACAGCAACTCTTTCAAGGCAACCAAAGCACAAAAGAACACAAAGCAAACTAATCCCCGTGATGGTCGCTGGGGTATCAGTGCCAAGTCGCACTTTCAGTACAAGGAAGAACTGAAAGAGTATCGTTTGTCTCTGGTTGAACCGCTTACTGATGATCCTAAGTGTCGTCAATTCCGTTACACTTACTGGACTCTCGATAAGAACAGTGAGCACCTGGATCTTTATGCTCAAGCACAGTTGGATAGTGATAAGTCTAACCACATCAATTTCCAACCCTACGGTGTTGACTTCTACCTCAGTCTTCCTGTGTTGAAGTTCACTGGTGTGCTCACTGTGCATGAAGATTGTACAGAGTTTGACTTTGATTTCTTCGATCTCGATAACACTACCCCAGTGGAGATTCCTGCCAAGTTTGCTTGCAAAGATTCCAAATCTGTGATAGAATCTAAGAACTTTGGTAAGGAACGTGGAGAATGGGTGAGGAACTAATTTACAAGAACCAAGACTGTATTGAGTTTCTCCAATCACTAGAAAGTAGGTCCGTAGATTTGATTTGTACGGACCCACCTTACTATCGTGTTGTTAATGATGAGTGGGATAATCAGTGGTTCACTATAGATCAATACTATGAATGGTGTGAGCAGTGGATCATCGAATTGGGCAGAGTTGCAAAGTGGGGGTGTAGTTTTTGGTTGTTTGGTTTCCCACAACAACTCTGCTACCTTTTGCCTGTGATTGAACGTGCTGGATTTACATTCCGTCAGCAAATTGTAGTGAACAAGGGGATGCAAGCAGTTGCAGGTAGAACAAGTGACAAGCTTAAAATGTTCCCTACTGCTACCGAATCCATCTTCTTTTTTCACTATGAAGCACGAGATCATATCCGCGATTTACTACAGGCAGAGCGTAAAAGACTGGGATGGAAAGGTTGCGATGTGAATGGATTTCTCGGCAAAGCAACAACTGGTGGTGGTACGTTTGCTTGCATTGCATCCGAAAAGAAACCACGAGAGCACAGAGTCTATCCCACCAGAGATGACTGGACTAAGTTACAAGAAGTGATGAATCTTCCTGAGTATGACGATCTAGTTTACACATTTAACTTACAGCGTGGTCTCACAGATGTATGGAATGACATTAACTTCTATGATCGAAAGGTTGAAAAGTTCCATAGCACACAAAAACCTATTCCGCTAATGGAGAGGTTGGTTCTTACATCATCCAAACCAGGACAAATAGTTCTTGACATTTTTGGTGGGTCTGGTTCTACTGGCGTTGCCTGCAAATTGAATGGAAGAAAGTTTGTTGGATGTGAAATTGATGAAACATATTATCAGAAGTCACTACAACGAATTGAAGAAACTGAGCAACACTCAACTCCCATTGATTTCTTTTGAATTAAAGTTACTTAGCTCCAAAGTGGACCTGTAGTATGAAGACCAAACCAATGCAAAACAAGCATCTAGAGCACCCCGAAGATTGTATCCTAACTGGCAATCTGTCAGTGCTTGATTGGTTCTCTGAAGTAGAATCTACCATCAGTGTGAAGATGGATGGTGCCCCAGCTATTGTGTGGGGAACTAATCCGCAGAATGGTAAGTTCTTTGTATGTACAAAAGCAGCATTTAATAAGAAAAAGATTCGCCTTTGCTATAACGAAGATGACATCTTCACTCATTTCGGTGGACAACCAAGAGTAACACAGATTCTCATTTTCTGCCTAGATTTCCTGCCTCGCACACAACAAGTGATGCAAGGTGATTGGATTGGTTTTGGTGGTGGGTTGGATACATTTACTCCCAACACGATTACCTATAAGTTCCCTGCACCAGTTCGCCAGGATATTATCATCGCTCCGCATACAATCTACAGTGGTTCTGATGACATCCGTGAGATGACTGCTGCTCCTCTGACTAGCAAACTCATCAGCACTAAACATTGCCTGTTCGTTCAACCTGACGTAGAACTTAACCCTTTCCGTGATGATTTGGAGGATGTGTGTAAGTTTGCAAAGCAAATGAGCACTCTGTGTGAGTTTGTGAGCGATAAGAAAGCATCACAAATCAAAAAAGAGATTAACGCTTGCATCCGTGAGCAAAAGGTCGTGGATGAAAATGAAATTGCAGAAAAATGTGATTGTGACATCAACCTGCTACGTTTGTGGAAGTTGGTTGCATCTATAAAAGCAGATATGTTCCTTTTCATCCACGAACTTGATGAGATTGAGTGCTTCATTGGTGATGAAATGAGTTTCCATGAAGGTTACGTTATCGTCAACAAGTTTGGCACTTACAAAGTTGTTGATAGAGAAGTTTTCAGTGCAGCGAATTTTACCATCGCCAAGAATTGGGGGTGATTAAAGTTACTTAGCTCCAAAGTGGACCTATAGTATGAACACTCCAAACTGGAAACACAACTCTGGTAAGCATAAGAAAACCAAAGGAATGTGTAAGGGAAAAATCAAATCCCGTAAGCAAGCACTTCAATCACTCAAACTGAAACTAAAATGACTACAACTCTCACCGATTATTCTGCACAACAAGAAGCAAAGAATAACATTGCACTTGCTGTTCTTGGTTACACTTTTGCATTGTGTGAAGCATTACGTCAGAATTACATTCAGTATTCTATTCGTTCGCATGAGCGTTCACTCTTTCGTGATTTTGCTAATGTTCCTTATCACGAAGAGCAAATTGCTAAACTGAAGCAAGGTATTTGTGATTATGAGTTCTACCCTGAAACTGGTAGAAAGTATCACAAAATCATTATGAACGCGAATGGTTCTCGTTCTGTTCATGCTTTTGTAGATAAGCAAACTGGCGAAGTGTATAAGTCTGCTTCCTGGAAAGCTCCTGCCAAAGGTGTTCGTTATGACCTGCGATTGATCAAAGATCGTGAATGGTTGCTCGAACATGCTGACTGGGCAGGTGGTTACTTGTATGCTCGTTGATGTATCTACAAAAACAAATCTTTCCTCAAATGACTGACACTATTAGCGACCTCACAGTAACACGTTCTCTGCGTCTGTTGCGTGATGGTTTCAAAAGCGATTTTGCGACCTTTGCTTACAATGACGAAAGGATGACAGAACTTATAGCACAACTTGCAAGTGAGTTTGTGGAATCAAACATTCCTGTGGTTGATGAAGACAACCAAATGGAACTTGCTATGATGCTGTTGGAATCGTTGGAGATTATTGCACGATGACTTACTCTTACACTGACATCACAAAACTTGAGAATTGCCCTGAATGTGGTGCTAATTGGGTTGAAAAACTCATTCCACAAGAATACTGGGAAAACTATTCTCCGCCAT